AACTAAAAGGTTATGTGTACGCGATCAGTAAGCTGTACGAGGTTCCCATCTCCAAGATCGTAGCTGCTCACTACTATCCTCTTACTAACAATTTCGTACATGTTCAATACTCTGTTCCTCAAATCAATGCTCACTTACGCAAGATCGTTGATGAGGTCTGGAAGATCCGTAAGAAGAAGAAAAACGAGATGAGGTCTAACAGGAATGAGTTCTGTAATTGGTGTGCTTACAAGACTGCTTGCCCTGAGTTCTGTACCATGCATGAAGTACAGAAAACAATAGAAGAATTAAAAGCTAGAAAGAAGAAGACATAGGATAAGTACCATATATAAAAGGGTGATAGATATCTATCTCTACCGACCTAAAGAAGTTATTTACTTGATCTGGTGAATACTTACACTTCTTAGTTAGATAATTATAAAGCATCTCAAGCTTAATAGGCTTCTGTTTATTCATAGCATCCAGAACTTTCAACTGAAAATGCTTAACAAACTTCTCAGAGTACTTATGTCTCCACTTCTCTACGAATGAATAACTAAGTGTTTCATTTATCAAATCAAGAAAATCTATAATCTCTATCTCTAGGTTATTATTCATGGTTTAAACTTAATATTTATATATAATAGGGAGATATGGCTAAATTTTCAAAACAAACTCAAGATTTTTTAAAATCTGTTGGGGCAGATCATCAGCATCATGTCCAGATTGTACCCAAATCGGACTCCTGTGCTAACCCAGGGGATGTTTTGTTCTTTAGATATATTTTAGGTATAGGGAAGGGTAGTAGAGCAGAGAGACTATTTTTAGTCACCGAGCCTATTACCAGAGAAGCAGCTACAGGAAATCTCCTTTTAACAGGATTTAAGATACCTGAAGGTGGAGATTATACACCAGCTTCTCTAGAAACTCTATATAAAAATAAGGAATTACCCAAAGATAACTATAGAACATACATTATGAGTCATATCTTTGGTCCTCTTAGAAGAATAAGGAAGTTATAATTATGGTTCTAACGGATGCCCTGCGAGTGGCTGGCCTGGTCCAATCCATGGATGCATTGAAAGATGCTATCCGAGCGAGTATTGTTTTTGCAGATAATGCTCAAAAAGCCTCCTTAGCCTTGGGTCAGACTTTTCAGAAAACTAGTGATACCTTAGGCCCAACTATGGAGGGTCTTCGTGGAGACATGAACGAGAGGTTCGCTGCTGCTATTGGAGGTATGGAGGCTGGTCTTCAAGGGAATACTGCGGGAATAGCAAGATTAATTAACCAACAGCGTTTAACAGGAACTCAGTCTATTAAGACCGCTAAAGTTTTCGCAGGTATGGAAGCTGCTTTAGGATTATCAAGAGAACAGACTAATAATTTGGCAGTCAGTTTAGTGGAGACAGGGGAGGATTGGCAGGTTGCTACTGATCAGCTTGTTAATTCGATGGATGCATTAAAAGACTCCTTCCCAGCACAAGCTTTAGCAGGTATGGGTGATAGGACAGTGAAAGCTTTTGCCACATTAACTGCTGAAATGGGACCTCAGATGGCGAAACCGTTAGATTCTGTCATGAAAATGATTATGGATACCAGTATGAAGGGTTTTGAGAAATTAACTATGCTTGGTATTGGTGGAGTAAGAGAACAACTCTCTGCTTCTAAGAGTTCAGAAGAATCAGCCAAAATTTTAAAAGAAGCTTTCATAACAGCCTCAAAGAAGTTTAAAGAAATAGCTGGTGGTGCCGATGAAGCATATTTCCTATTAGGCGCAGCAGCAGAGCTTTTTGGCCCAGCAGCCATTAACTTTACAACGGTTGCAGATAACTTAGGTAAACGGATGAAAGAGGAGCAAAAAGAGGTTGATCTATTTGCTAAATCACTTTCTACATTAAGAAAGGAAATTTTGCAACCATTAGGAAAGGCTATAGCTGATAATGTTTACCCACTTCTAATGAAGGGGATACCCTTCTTCCACAAGATCCTTATAGGTTTAGCGCATGGCCTTAGAGTAACACTTAATGTATTTGATCCTGTATTTACTCAGTTATGGAAATGGGGTAAAGCTCTTGCTGGTGAATGGAAGACTATGGCTAAGGTTGTTGCTTGGGCTGTTCACCTGGGAATAACAGTTCCTTTTCAAAGTCTTAGATCATCACTGTGGTTGGTTGATGCTGCATTTGTTGGTCTTTATGGGGGAATTCTTCGGCTTACTAAGGGGATGATACAGGCTTATAATAGAGTGCGAGCAATAGCTACTTTCGGGAGATCAGCGGACATAGGCACTGCTGGGATTGATAGCCAACTTGCTTGGGTTTCAGGTCGCTTAGATAAGGCTGCGGAGAATATCGTTGATGCAGCGGAAATTATTTGGAAAGACCCTATGGAAAAGTGGAAAGAATTGTTTAATGACGATAATCCTGATAAGTTGGGAAATAGGCTTTTAGGTGGCATTATTGATGGTATGGAGAGAAACTTTGAGGCGGCTACAGCTATTCGCTTGAATACTAAAGAGACTGCTGAAAATACATCCCCAAAAGTTACTACCCCTGCATTCTTAGATGAAACAGCTAATATATTGGGGCGAAGTATGGAAGCAATCCTAAATGTCGGTGTTAATACTACGGCAGAAGAGATGTTAGAGGAGTTGCGGATTGCAACTGAGCAAAGAGAAGCAGCTATGAGGAAATCAATTGAAGCGCAGGAACCTATACAACCTAGGAGTTAACCATGACAAACAGACACATAGTTGACAGAGCATTACCCAATAGAACAAAGCTAATGTTTTATTTTCCTATTCCTGCCAAGGGTGCGGATTATTATGTAGTAGCCCTTCCTTTTTTTGAGAATGTGGTTATTAGAGAAAAGAAAAAAGCTCGATATCAAAAGTATTCTTTGATCTCTAGATCAAGTAATTTATACAGTTACTTAGGAGCGGATTCTAGACAAATAGATCTGTCTTTTAATATAACCCTTCCTCATATTCTAGAAGAACATCCTGATGTTAATTTAGATTCTTACATTAATTATGATACAGATAGAAGTAATGTAGAAATGGCAAAGCGTGAGTTTCTTAATCCAAATGAAGATGACCCAACTCCTAAGGGGATGGCTTTTACTTTAGGAACTAAATATACGCAAGACTTAGCTAGAGATTCCGCTAGACAAGTTTTAAATACCTTAGAAGTTACGACAAGTGGTGCTTTTAATAGTGAAGACAAATTTCGTTTTGTTAACAGATACAATTTGGGGCCAGAATTTGCTAATGAATTACTTCTGGAACAGATTGTATCAAATCCTGGATCTGGTTTGGTAAAAAATATTAAACAATTTGGACAAAAATGGAAGAAGGAAACAGTTGAGTATAATGAAGATATGCAACTAAAACATCAAATCATTGATATTATTATTTATTGGACTAACATCATTAGATCAAGTGTAGTTAATTATTCTAAGAACCCCATCTATGGTCCTCCTATAATAAGACTAAGACATGGAATCTTATATCAAGATATTCCCTGTATTTGTACAAACTATTCAATTGGCTATAATGAGGCAGTGGGATATGACATAGATACCCTCCTCCCTCGTCAATTAAAAATTAATATGAAATTAGAGGAAATCAGAACAGGAGACTTTGGAGAGTTTAATTCAGAAGACGCTAATAATATTATAAAACGAGATAATTTAGCGGGATGGGAAGCTGTTGTGTTAGGCGAGACACATAGCATGGATCCTGGGTACGGAGGAGCATTCTCATGACCTCATTAGGAAAAAATAAAGGGCCTTATAGCTTAGATGTTAATATGGTAAAGCATAGGAATGTTACAACTACTACTATTCTAAATACTCCTAAGTTCGATTCTATATTAGCAGACCTGGGATCTGCATATAATTATGAGGTTGGTTATATCCCTGCTGGCTATGAACATCGTCCTGATTTGATTTCCAATGTATTTTACGGTACTCCTAAGAATTGGTGGCTTTTAATGCTAGTAAACGGTATTTCTGATCCAGGAGAAGGTTTTAGAGTTAATCAGAAGATTATTATTCCTAAGTTTTAATGAAAATCCCCACAGTAAATATAGTTGTAGGTTTTAACAAAGCGGTAATGGAGAGACTCTTTGTTGCTGGAGCAACATATAAAAGCTTAATTCAGGGTTTGTCTGTTAGTGGAGAGGAAACACTGTTATTTGATAATGTATCTAATCCAAATTTTATTTCGTTTGAGCATAGTATGAACATGGGGTCTGGTTGGAAGATGTTACTTACTTTTATTGATCCAGAGCAGAAGTTTGAGAATCGTTATATTTCAGATAATATTATTAAAAATGTAGCAGGATTTTATTATAACGATTCTAAAAATGTAGGTAAAAATTATAATCAAACAATAATTAATAAAAAAATTCAAGAGAGCCAACAGGAGTACGGTGATCAATATATTGCTGAATTTTTAGACGAATATATAGATGAGTTTAATACAAAAGAGATATATGTGGCTTATGGAACTGGAGAAAATTTAGATTTATGGGCTGGTCCTCATAGAACTGTACTTGTAGGTGCGGATATTTCGGTAGAGGGAGCTAGAAAACTTACCATAAAACTCCAACCATCTGCTAAGGATCTTCATATAGGTCACAGAAAAGGAGCTTATAATGAGGAGATAAATTTCAATCTGGCTGGTCTTACCATGAGAACTGCTGGAGACTCCAAACCTATACAGTTTTATACTGAAAAAGATGGTAATAAAGTCCTTACTGGACCAAGGTATGATCCTTTAGAGTGGTTAGATCTTGGAGGTGCAAACAATCCTCTGCACCCCGTCCCCACTTTTCTAAAGAATAAAAATGAGGAAACTAAAAAAGTATTAGAATCTATCAATCTTGATTTTGCTGCTTCTCAAATAGGTGAGCTAGATTTTCATTCCATTATCGTGGATGCCTTAAGAGAATATATACAAAATGCTACTAATAACCCGAATGTTATTGTATTACTACCTAATATTAATATTATTTGTAGCCAATGGATGGAGGAAAGTGCTAAAAATGCAAGAGTAACTTGGATAGATCCATTAGGTGCGCCTACTGGGTTCGGAAACTTCGGTAAAGGACCAAATTACCTGAAGAGACAACGAGAGGTAGGATTTAAGTATTATTATATACAAAAACTTCTAGAATCTTTTTGTTTAGAGCTTACTCCAGTGGAGGATACACCTCTTCATGGTCTTCCTATAGCATACCCAAATGCAGTCATATTGAACCGATTAGATTATGAAAAATCTAGTTGCGCCCAAGCGAGTTATATGAATTATTTTAAGAAAAAGTTTGTTGCTCGTATTCAAGGAGCCAGTGATAAAGGAATTCCTGACCATATGGCTAAACTACAGTCTGTTACTGACAGAATTCTTCAATATTCAAAAGAGAATTATCAACTTGAAATAGCTAAATTTACTGAGACGGATACAAACCTATTAAATTTATGGACAGAAGGCGTAGGAGGTATTCCCACTTATAAGCTTTCTACTTTTGGAGGCTATAGTTTATTTAATGAAAGTAAGGAAGCCATAATTTATGGAGATCAAGCTATGATTCAGGAATATCTTTATGGTAGGATGACAACGAAAAGACAGGATAAACATGTTGCTGATTCACAAAAGAAAGCAGCTTTAGCAGAAAGTGAAGCAGAAACGCTATCCTCGCCTGGAATACATCAATATGCTCAACTAGATGACCCAGACTCTGCTACAAGTTATAAAGATAAGGCTGCTGCTGAAAAGAAATTAACTTTAGCAAAAATTGCTTCTTTACTAGCAATTCCACTTCATCCATTAGATCAAATTTCCCTCACTAATTCAGAATATAATACTGCAATACGGAAGATTGCCTATCCACCTGTAACAGGGGTAGGATCATTTGGAGATATTTCTTATCTTCCTGATGATTTTGCTTATAATGATGTTATTTTTAAGGATGTGGAAAAAAAGCACATAGAAGAAGCGGGTGTTCCTATTTTTAGGTACAATACTCAAAATCCTAACATTTTAGATATGAATTTTAAGTTCGCTCCTATTTATTTTGCTGCATTAGAAGGTCAATTTAAAAAAATGGTGAAAAGAAAGGCTTCTGGAGTAGCAGAAGGGGTTCTCCCTTTAGGAATTGGATCTTTCCCTATTAGGAGTAGAGGAGCCGCGCAGGCATACCTTAAACAAAAGAATTTTTCGTTAGGTTTAGGAGAACCAGAGCGTCAAGCTCTCGTTGCTGAATTAGCAAGACTGATGACTCCCGAACTTGTGGAATCCTTGAACCCAGTGTGGTTCCCAAATCCCCAGAAGGCGGCTGATGGTATCGCAGCAACCCTAGAGTTGGCCGAACGCTTCAATTACGCATCATTTGTAGAGGTTGAACAAAACCTCCCTGGAAATCCTCAGACGCTTCAAACTGATTTTATGGAAGAGATGTATAGAAAAGCCCTTCAGATGACTATTAAAACCTTACCATTCTTTCATCTATCAGCGCAGCACACAATGGGTCGTGAATGTGTAGTTTTTGCTCAAGAAACTGGGATAATGCAAAGTAATCCCCCTAATAGATCATTACTTAATTCATTTTTTAGCGGTATTTATAAAATAATGGGATTTAAACATAGTATCTCTACTGGAGCTTGTGAGTCAGAGTTCAGATTACTTAAGAATGTTCCTGATTTTTCAAGTGTTAAGAAGGAGGAAGAAGTCGATGGCTGAACAACTAATATCTTTAGCAGAAGTTACAGATCGTACAAATGTGAGTGAAAATGGATCATTTGTAGCAAGAATTTTCGCTCTAGGTGGTTCTGAAATGACAGTTATGTATACTAGCCCTTATGCCTCTAATGGAGAGGGTGCGTTTATAGCAGTACCTGAGGTAGGGGTTGAAGTAATCGTTATTAGACCTTCTTGTTCCGATTCGTGGTATTATATGGGCTCTACTTTCAGTCCTGAGCCTAGGCAAACTACGGGTGATGGAATACTTGATGCTCGGACCCCACCTTTATCAAGACCTCCTTCTACGGGAACACCCGAATCGAGTAGGGGAGGGCCTGGGTCTCCTCTCTTAACTGGTATAGAGGGGGAAGGACTTGTTATAGCTAACGATTACGCCCCAGGTACGAGTAGATCAAAGCACTTAGCACTAGGTCAATATGAGGATGCGGGTATTACGATGTCACCTCGCCAGATAAAGCACCTAGATGAAACCCCCACACCTGATAGCAGGGGTGCTATTAATAAATACACAACTTTAAAATCACCTGCAAATAAAAGTATTAGTTTAAATGATAGTCCTGCTATTGATTCTATAGTTTTCGATAGTGGAAATGGTAGTATAATGAAACTTACTAGTACGCCTGGGGGGGACACCATGGCTGGAGCAGGTATGGGTGTTCCAGATAGAGCTTTCTTGGTTGATACACAGGGACCCCAAAGATTAGTTAGTCATTCTCAAACAGATGTTGTTGTAGCTAAAGATGGGCGTGAGTTACAACTTCTAAATTTTGCAAATGATGTTGAGTGGGGAGATGATGTTAATCAGGGTAGTGTTAATATTCAAAGTAAGTGGAGGGATGTGAATGTATTAACATTGGGGGGCGCAGGAGCAGGAAGAATATTTATTCAATGCTTAGACCCAGAAGGAAAGAATACTGGACAAGTAATTCAGATAGAAACTAAAGGAACAGATGGAAGTATTATTATAAAAACTGTGGGAGATATTACTTTGAATGCAGAAGGAGGAAGTCTTAATATTAATGCAGATGAGGAGATTAGGATGAAGACTGGAAAGTTTAGTCTTGACTGTAATTCTATAGAAGTAAAATCAGAAGGAGTAATAAATATGGATGGAAGCGAGATTCATTTAGCAGGGGGTGGAGCTAACCCAACTCCTGTAGAGACCCCATCTGAGGAAAGTATCTATCAACCTAAAGGAATCACTACATATTAACGAGGATTGACAATGGCATCATTTGATCGAGAAATATTTTTAAAAGTTAAAGGAGAGACAGGGACTGGAACGCTCCAAGCCCTGGGGATGGCTTATGGTGTTCCTAGCTGTATGTTTAACATAGCTGGGAATGCATTAAGTTTATTGCCCTCTGGGGTATTGAGTGGCATATTATCTAAAGTAAATATCGGAAAATCTAAAGCTAAAGAAGTAGTTGCTGGAGTATTCAAGAAGCTTGGAATGAGTACGGGGGTATATGAGATTATTACTGAAGGGGGGATATTTACTTGGATTTCAGATACTTCCTGGATGGGGGTAGATAATGATAATAAGCTAGAAGGTGATAATTTAACTGGTTTGTTGGGGGCTATTGATTATGCTATTTCTGTTGGTACTGGTCTTTATCAAAATTATGAGGATATCCAAGATTTGATCGGCAGTGTAGAAGATTGTTTGGAGAAATTTAATACTTTAGAATCTTTTCAATCAGGGAATGCTGCTGACCCCAGAGCCACTTTAGACACTTCAGCGGCTGATGAATTATTTGATTCTATGTATGCTGGGGACAAGGAGACTCTTGCAAAGGCTATTGATTTTATTTCTAAGTGTGATGCTACTGCTGGTACTATTAATAACATTTTAGAGTCAAGAGCAGAGGATCCTTCTCTGGAACCGTGTTTCTTAGATTCTTCTGAGCTTGATCCCTTCCTTGATCAAACTACTTATACAAGATGTTCCTTAGAGGACCCTGAAGTTGGACGAGAAGAACAAGAAGTATTCAGACTTACTTACGGACCTCCTAAATCTTCTGCTGGTCAATATGTGTTAACCTCCGATGGACTTTATTACGATTCTCAGTCGGGCGGGTTGGATCCCGTATTCCTAGCTATTTCGGGAATAGTTCCTATTGGAGATCAGTGGAAGTATGATTATGATCCCAACCTAGGCGGCAAAGGTCAAACAGTCTCTATTAAGTCTCTAAACCAATTTACAGATAATATTTTTGATCCTAATAGAATTGATGATAGTAAAGGTCTGCAATTGTATTATGACGAGGATCACTTCCTTTCAGTACTGCAACAACAACGAAACAAACTAGTTTATGATTTGTCTGCCGATTTGCAGACTTTTATTGATGATGGAGAAGCCTTATCAGTTATACAAAACCAAAGGCAATTAATTATTTCTGAAATTGCTAATCACAATAGTAAGATAAATAGAAGAAAGAAACAAATTGAAGTAGCTATAAAGGCACCGCAGATTTATGGGGACTTAAGTGGGCCTAGGTTTGCTCCTGGAGAGGTGCCCATTAATGATTTTTCATACTTAGCTGACTATAACTTAGCAGTAGACTTTGAAAAACAGAATGCCTTGATTTTTAAGCAAGCAGATGTTGTAGGCATTGTTTTGCCTATTGATGCTAAGTTTGCCAAGACAAGTGCAAAACCCCCTTCTTTATCTATTGAACATTTAAATGTACCTACAGTAGGAAAAGGTTCTATTCTTTATTCTCCTTCGTCTGCAAATGCTGGAACTGTCCTATCCTTGAATGATCAGATTGTAAATACAGATTTGTTTGCGATATATAATTTTCTTGAGACCACTCTAGAATTACCTTCTTCAGTTGATTTCTCTGTAACAAACTGTGCTACTGAAAATATGTATAATAATGCTCAATTAGTGGGATCATCTAAAAGAACAGTATTTGTATCAGGTTTAAGCATTCCTTACCTTGAAGGTATTGTTAAGAACAAATCTACAGATACTGCTGCTGCCTCCGCTCTTGGATCCTACGCAAAGCTGCCTGACACCAAAGAGTTCCAAGATCTAACTTATTCGCCAAGTGGATTTACTATGGAATGTTGGGCTCACATTCCTGATATTATGGATGGGGGTATTGGGTGGCTTAGTTCTACAGCGTCCTCACTAACAAAAGTTCTTTTGGCTAGTGATAATGTTGGTGCTGCATCTGGGGCATCTGCTTTGGATCGCGTTGGAGCCGAGCGAGATTTAGATTTCTTGGAAAATAAAAGAGGTGAGCAGTTTGTCCGAGGAATGGTTTGCGGCTTTACTAGAGATAGGAGAATTACAGAGGCTGGGTATGGGTTAGGATTATCAGGGTATAGTAATAATAATTACGATAACGACCCAGCATCTTCGTTGAGTTTCTTTATAGCCCCAACTCAAGCTAGAGACTCTTCCTCTGCTTCTTGGATTAATAGCGATGATTGTCAAGACTTGGAAACCTTCCATAAGATGAAGGTAGATCTCTCTGCTACAGCCTTTGGGAGTGTGTCTTCCCAGTTTGTTCTTATTGATATAGCCTGTGATCCTACTACAAATACTATTAAGATGTTTGCTGATGGTTCGTTAGTTGCTACTTCATCTATATCAGCCGTATTCGGTGTCGATATAGGAATCCCGCCCAATCTACCCTCCTTTAAGAAAGATAATAGCTTCCAGTACTCTTCTACTACGGTGGATGGTCCTACGGTACTTAAACAAGGACCGTTACTAAATACTTTCTATACTCCTTGGATAGTTGGGGGAGGCTATACAGATGGAATGTATAGATATGGGAATTTCTTGGGAGGAGATCGTGGGGGAATAACAAGTGGTCTTCGTGGTCACATAGGAAGCTTGAAATTTTACTCTAGAGCCCTAGATAATGCAGAAGTTTTAAAGAACTACAAAGCCCAACAAGGCTTCTTCAAGAATATTAAGATGTAATGGCAGCTAATCAAACAGTTTCAGTTTTTGGAAGTATACCTCCTAGGTATATGAAACAAGGACCAGTCTCCCACAGGCAGGAGGTCTACGGGTTATCTTTCCCTCTAGGATCTTCTCCAGGAGGAGGGTTCTTTTCAAAGCGGTCTGGTGTTGTTATGATTAGGGAAGCAGTTAAGCAGCTTCTTTTAACAGAGAGGGGGGAGCGAGTTATGCTTCCCAATTTTGGGTGCAATCTAAGAAAATATCTTTTCCAACCACTGGAGGAAGCTACTTTCGAATCAATCAAGAGAGAGATTCAATATTCATTTAAGAATTATATTGTAGGAGCCAAGATTGCAAAATTAGCTGTCTTTCCTTTAGGAGAAGCAGGACCAGCAGGGGGAAACTCACTTAAAGTAATCTTATCATTAAAATTAGATACTGCTGATTTAGAAACATTTGATGTTGAGGTAAATATATCATGAACTTTTCTGGAACTATTACATCGGACTTTATGAAGTTAGCAGAAGTCCCTGTAGTAAAGAGACCTTCTCTTATTAACTTTGCTGCTACCGATTTTCTTACTCTTAGGAATTCTCTAATTGATTATGCTAAGGCAGTTTATCCTAGAGATTATAAGTATTTTGTAGAATCTGATTTAGGAATGATGTTCCTAGAGCTTGTGGCTTACATGGGATCTGTTATGTCCATGAAAGCTGATATGCTTGCGAATGAGAACTTCTTAGCCACAGCCACACAGCGACCTAGTGTTAAAAAGCTTTTACAGCTAATCGGAATTCGTATGAAAGGTCCTCTTTCTTCGGCTGCTGATGCTAAACTTACTGCCACTCAGACAGTTGGATCCACTTTATTGATTGGGGCAGCAGACAGAACAATTGAAACTACATCTCCTGAAGATGGAGGAGCATTAACTTTTACTTTATATAAAGTTGTCAATGGTTTAGTGGATACGATAAATTCTGCTGGATCAATTACTCTTAATAATTCAGAAGGACAGGGATCTCCTGTAACAGTTTTTGAAAATGTGGTTTTACAAGAAGGAGCTTTAGTTAAAGATACAGGTAGCTTTGCTGCTACTGAGGGGGTAAAGACAATTAAGCTCACTAAGGGTCCTGTTGTAGAGGGCAGCGTTCAGGTATTTACTACTGGACCTAACTCTACCAAGAACGGAGCCTTTGTTGAAGTGCCTAATGTGTTCTTCGCTTCTGGATCTTCTGACAAGATTTTTGAAGTTATCTACGATGATGATTATTTGGCTACAGTGGTTTTTGGAGACGGCAGCGTTGGAGTATCACCAGACAATACCTCTAACTATTCTGTCTTTTATAGAGTTGGAGGAGGAACCCGAGGGAACATAGGGAAGAATACTATTAATAATAATATTTCTGTTCGTATTACTGGGGGCTCACCAACGGTGGATACTGTTTCAATAACAAACACTTCAAAAGGTACTGGAGGTGCAAATGCTGAGACTTTAGATCATGCTAAACGATTTGCTCCTTTAAACTTTAGAAGACAGGATCGCTTAGTGACCTTAGAGGATTATTCAGTGTTTGCTAACACCTTTATCAGTACTTTTGGAACTGTGGGTAAGGCTACTGCGGCAACCAGACAAGCATACTCTTCTGCTAATATAATTGACATTTATGTTCTAGAGAAAGCATCAGATTTACAGTTGCAACGAGCAACTACAAACTTTAAAACTCAATTACTAACTAATATAAACAAAAAGAAAATGGCAACTGATGATGTTGTTATTGTGGATGGTCTTATTAGAACTTTAGACTTAGTAACTACAATCCGAATTGATAGAGAAGAGGAAGAGAATCAGGATCAAATCAAAGCAAGAGTTAGAGATAAGATCTTGACCTACATGAATGTAGATAATCGTGAATTCGGAGAAGACTTTAATGTATCTGAAATGAATAGGCAAATCTTTGAAGTGGATGAGGTTAGGTATTCCACCATAGATAATGTTGAAAAAGATATTACAATTGATTTCAATGAAATTGTTCAACTGAATAATTTAACAATTAATATAGTATTATTAGATTAATGGGAGACAGTAAGTACACACCAAATCCTAGAAAATACTACAAGACAAACTTTGTAGATCTAGTGGAACTTATTACCCCTGAGGTGTATAGGACGGAGGATCTAACTCTAAGTGGGACTGAGATAAACCCTGTTTCCCAGGTAATAAATTCTCATATAAATGTTGCTGCAAACATTTCTAATGTCATACCTTTATCGGGGGTGGCTAATAGCCAAACTAGTGCTTTAGGAAATATCAGTGGAATATCTCAGTACTTCGTAAAACAAAATGGGTTGACTAAGATTAATCCTTTCTTATTTGAAAGTAAGATTTTGCTTCCCTTGGGAACCACTTTATCAAACTACGATACGAGCGCAGAGTTCACTACCTATTTGTCTGGGACTTTGCTTCCTATGATCATACCCCCGACTCTTACTGAGGTAAACCCACTTCAAGCTAACATAGGTACGCTCTCAGCGTTAACGGGGAATGTAAATGCTAGTAGTGTTCACAATTACTTAGTGGATAATTTGGGATGGATGTATTTCTTAAATACTTCCGCTGATGGAGGGTTAGATTATTCTCCATCGAGCTATGTTCTTAGCTCTTTAAATTCTTTATATTTAGGAAAGACTTTGGAGACTGTTGATGGTGTTAAAGGATTAACAGAGTATCTATGGAGAAATATCGAAACTTGTTCTTTCGGTGCATATATTCCTGTTGATTTTATTTCTGGAACAGCGGATGGTATTACGGAAGCTAGTGCGGGAATTCTTCCAACATATACTAGTGGAACCCAGAAACTTGATGCTCTTCAAACTTTAATGGATGTAGTTTATTCCCCTCTCTATATTGACGAGCAGGATTATACTGTTAAGTCTGCGTTTGATAATTATATTGATGCGTCATTAATGTTATCGAACAGAGTAGCTAAGGGACCTCATAGAAAGTTTACTAATCTTATGGGGTACGAGTTTGCTGATCTTACTAATGAAATTGAAAATATTGGTTTGATTTATGATATTGAAAATGTTAAAGATGAGTATATCCAGTACATAGCAGACCTTATTGGATTTAAACTTCGTGGTAATTCTCCTTCTAAGTGGAGACACCAACTACGATTAGCGTTAGATCTTTATAAGCAGTCAGGAACTTTAGGAGCTATTCAAGCAGCCATCAATGCGTTGATTGTTGATTCCGTTTTTGATGTCTCTGGTAAGGTGGATGAACTTTGGGAGTCTTATATTCCTCAATTGATTTGGTATGCCTTAGGAACAGAATCTCCGTTATTTAAAGACTTAAATACTTGGACTCCTGGATTAGCTGATCAAGCAGGAATTATTTCGTACAGCACTAGTAGTCTAGAAGAAAATATTAAAATAGTTATTGATAATATTCTGTTAGATTTATATAAAGCTTTCCCTGATAATTTCCTATTCCATGGACAGAAGTTTGCTGTACCTGAGTTATGGGAGCTTGATAGTAATGGATGCAAGACGAAACTGTATACTATTATTAATGAACCAAGAATGAAGCCGTTCCATATCCATACTTATAACAGTAATGGATATCAAGCTTACAAACAAGATGCTAAACTGTTTGGGGAGAGTAAGGCTTTTGAGGCTGCGACAGGGTTTGGTGCGTTAGGTTCTGGTGTGTACATGGCGGGGTCAGAACATCCAACTACGGGAGAGAGACCAACCTATCTTAAGCCAGAAGGAGATTTGAATTTCCTATTTACTTATAGAGATAAACAAAACTATCCTCTGCCTCCGTTTGAGGAAGTAAAATACTATAGAGATTCTACTGTCACTGCTGATCTGGTTGCTTTATTGGTAGAAAGACTTAAGTGTTTCAGAGTAAAAGATAGTTTTGCTGATGAGGTTGGTAATTATATTCTTAGTAGTGCAGTAACAGATGATTCAGACCTTGGTGCTTTGAATGAGATGCTAATGTTCTTCAGTTCAGTTCAGATTCCATCAAACTTTGATGATGTGATGCTGAGTATCTCCGACTATGAGAAGAACTTGTTGGGCTTGTGGAATGGAAAGTCCTCTCACCTCTTCATTAACTTTAAAGATACTGATTTTGATTTTGCTAAAACTACTTTAGAGGGTGATGGAAAGTATGCTTTGTATGAAGCAGCTAGAGTAGCAAGAGAGTTCTCTCCTGCTCATGCTATCACTAGAGTAAACCTAACTGCAAGTGCGGAAGATTCCCTTTCTACTTCAAGTACTAAGTGGGAATACTTAGGTTTTGATAAAGATGATAATAGAGCCTCCTATACTTCAGCCTCTGTTCTAGGAAACTTCGAGTATAGCGGAGTCTCGATGGGCACAGTTGCACCAGGAGATAATGATGGGCGAGGAGGATTAAATACATTTAAAAGAGGTGATGTTGATAATATTAGAGATTCCCTCCTAAATTCAACTACGAATGTTGCTGCTTTTTCAAATGTAGGAAGACGAGCCCTTAGGAGGCGCAACCTCAAGTACCTCCTCCCCCATGAAGGATACTACGATAGGACTGGATTCAATTCTCCTGTGAATTGGGATCTAGAAGCTCAGAATCCAAATTTATTCGCTTACACTGAGGATCTTGGAGGCTCACCTGGGCTAGATATGGGTGTGGCTCCTACAGGGGGAAGTTCCATTGATATTAAAGGAGAGTATTGGTACGGTAATCCAGGAAACTTAGGTACTTTTTCATCCACATTAGAAACAAATCCTTTTGGTGGACCCTCTTCTACGGATTTTAGTTCGACAGAGAGTGCCGGGGGTCGGGGAGCTATATTTGCATATGGACTTAATACACAGAGGAATCCTGTGTATAGGGCAGCTTATTATACTATATTCAGTTTTTATATTAAGAAGCCAGCAACAAATGCTTCTGATGAATTTAGATTAAACATTTACGATTATACTACAGACTTTTACTCTAATGAAGTTACCTTCGGGTGGAGTAATGGTGGGGCTGGTACTGTAGCAGTAGTAAGTGAAAGTACTTGGCCCGATATAAACTCAGGTTATGTGGAGGATGTGGGAAATGGTTGGTATAGATGTAGTATATCTACAAGCGGTTTAGGGGCGAGTGGCCCTGGAACAGATGACCCGCAGACTTTTGAAGGAGATAGAATACTCCCCTATTTCTATCTTCAGATTGGCGGTCCAAAACACTTATATATATCTTCTCCTCAACTAGAGCAGAAGCTTATATCAAAAGGGGATAAACTCCCTAGCCCATATCAGGCAGTAGAAGGAGCCAGTCCCACTAATAATAACGATAGAGGAGAACTTACCTTAGGGTATGTGCCTTCAGCAGGAGAGTTCTATCCCATACTTGACCCCATCAACCCATCAGGGGTTTGGCATGAGTGTGAGAAGCTTGAGTCTACCAGTCAGTTCTCAGGAGTTTATACTAGCGCAACTTATCCTTATAGGGGATTAACTGCTCTTGGATCAAATAGCAAGATGCCAGAAGAGGGTTCAACCACCGCTAGGTATGTAGATAGAGGTCAGGTTCCTGAATTATATAACACCATGCATGAGCTATTCGAAGCTAAGGCTTATGATTATGCTAATGAACAAATTAATTTAAATACGGATGCTTATGCTGCTGATGCTTATTGGAAGAATAACAGACAAAGCTTTGCTAATGAAGCTATTGCTAGTGGCTTTGTTCTAAACTCTTTTGCTGACTATGAGAACTTTAGCTTCGGTACTGGATTGCAGAAGGCCCACAGAGACTATTGTAAGTATTTTGCTAAACATCCTTTGGGATTAACTGAGGCTGCTAAGACTGGAGGCAATATATTTGCTCAAGTGTTTGGTAAAGGTCTTTACAACTGTGATTTTGATCTGGCTGGATCCGCTGCAACTACCTTAGAAGGAAACTATATCGCATCTAGTATTGCTAGTGTGGTTCCTATTGCATACAATAGCGGGTCTGGGGTATTCAGTACCTGTGCTGTAGCGTTTTATGGAGATGGTATTGCTTCGGGAACTTACATTGCTTATGGCCCAGAGGAGTCCGTGCTTCCGCTAATTGGTACTTATAGATCCCCATTTAATGTAAACACAGGCCAAGCTTATCCTTACCAAGAGTATGGCGCAGAGTTTAGAAACCCCCATATTTTAAGTGGTATTGAGTTTGTTCAAACTTCGGGGGCACCTAACGCTAATCAGTTTAGTGTATTTAAATTAGATTCTTCTAAGGCTACCCCTGGAATGGAGAATGCTCTTATCAACAACAGCGTTATTAAGTGTAAGTCTCTTGGAGGGTTGCCAAGACTGCGCTTTGATTTGTCTTCATATGGAGATAGACCTAACCACTTTATTAAAGATCACAAATTTAAACTTAATGTAAAGTCCTTAGTTGCTGAAGAAAACTCTCCCATATTGGGAGGAGGTAAGTTAGGCGTATGGATTCATACTAAACCTAAGTACTTAGATGGGAATAAAAACTTACTTTCTTATACTGAGGATATTGGAAGTTCTCCTGGTTTAGATTTTCCTGCTGGAGATACGGCTGGGGTGTATTGGTATGGTAATGTGGACTATCTTCCTACTTTTTCTTCTATCCTTGAAACTAATCCGTTTGGTGGGCCTTCTAGTGTAGAACTTAGTGCAACTATTTCGGATGGAACAACACCAACTTTTTGGCCTTATCTATCAATTAAGTCTGAGGACGATATTGTTGCCGCTGGATATGAGTCAAGAACTAGAGAATTTAAATCAGGCGTAAAAACATCATTTACTTGGTATGTGAAGCGACCTTCAGAAAACAATGCAGCTTCTGCCTTTCTTATGAATATTTATGACAAAGATGTTCCTGACGAATCTCACGGCGCATATTTCCATTTCCCGAATGGGTATGATCAAGCAACTAGCGGAGTGCTAACATTGGCGGGTAGTTATACTGAGGATTTCCTTGTCCCTATTCTTGAGGATGTTGGGAATGGTTGGTATAGATGTGGTTTAGAGTTAAGTGGTCTTGGCCGTAGTCCAGGAGGAAATACTGTTGAGGGAGATGAGATGCTACCTATATTCTACATGGGAACTGAAGTGGATGATATATACTCCAGTGCCGAGGAGACTTCAGGGCAAACATTATGGATTTCTTCTCCCCAATTAGAGCAGTGGCCCATTGGAGCAACCCAGACCCTCCCTACTCCTTACGAAGCAGTAGTAGGCGATATACCTGACGCAATAACTCCTAATGGATACCTATGGTCTTGGACTCCAAATGGAAAGTGGGAAGTTGCAGAAGAAAGTACCCTATCTATCCCAGGAGTTAAGAACTCTCTAGCTCATATATATGATTTCCCAATCAAGATGCCTCCTCCTTCTGAGGAGGAATTCTGTTTAGGTAATACTTCGGATTCAAGTGAAGTTATAAATAATAATACTCTTAAGAATCTTAAGGATGAGTATTTTGAAAACTTTGAAATAGAATTTGATACTAGAAACTTTACTATACATAATAACTTTGAGTATCTTGATATTATTCCAATCGAGAATGATGTTTATGAGGTTACAGAACAAGTGAACATGGATGACACGAATTACATTGTGGAAGTCTTCTTTATGCCCAACAATAACCCAGACAAGTACCTCCTAATTGATTCTATTGAACTTCAGGATGTCACCCAGAGAGAGAATACAGGTATTGGAACAGGTCATGGAGTGGAGACTAGCGGAATTCCTCTTAGACCTTTTGTAACAGAGGATAAGCTTTATTTAGATAAAAGCCAACTTAGAGATGTCTTAAAGTTCTATAATGGATTAGCGGGATTAGGTACGGGAATGTATGCTACTACTCTTGCTTCCAGAGAGGCTACAATTACATCAGGCACTTTAGAACTAAGTGGTGGTAGTAGATTGAATTATCGTATAGCCCCCGATTGGACTCCTGGAGTAACTAAACAAGCTAATCATAATAATTATGAAAATGTGGAGATAGATAACTGATGAGAGGCGAAGTAGAAATTTGGGATGGAGACAAACTTCTTCACAAGGAAAGTAACCTTCTTGTGAATGGGGCAGGAGAACTACTAGCTGACATTATGACAGTCTCTCCTTCCTTGTCAGGTATTGAAGATCACGCTACCTCCTCTATTCTAGACGCTTCTAACTACACCATCCAAGCTATCTCCTTTGGTAAGGACGCATCTGCTTATCAGTACAATGCTCATGCTTTGAATAGTAGAAGGAATTTGCTTTACTATAGTACTCCCTCTGCTCAGGGGGATGATCCTAACGGACAAGTTTATTGGGATACAGCCTACACTGAAGTATGTTCGGCTCCTGAAATATTACCCCCTACTCAATATGAAAATGTTCCGTCTTCTATAGCCCATGCGCTATCTGTAACTGATATAAGTACTTCTGGAAACGGGTCACTGGCTTTAAGTTTTGGGAGTCCTTTGGGAGCCACCCCCTCCTGGTCAACAAGTGGGGGGCAAGATAATTGGTTTTGTTACTCAGTATACATAAAATCCCCAGTCCCCGATGAGCCTTTTCATCCCTATCCTCATACTAGTACCGCACCTAAAAATAGACCCCATATTAAACTTCAATTAGTTGGGGAGAATTATGATAATCTTGGTGGTTTTGCAAAAGCGAGAGCAAGTACAGATCCGTATCTCGCCAGTCCAGACTTTACTACCCCCTCTAGTGTTGGCATTGGATTTTATACAGATAATAGAGGAGAAGCTACTGGAGGCTATAGTATTGATTACTGGGATGAGGGAGCAGGTATAGAGGAAGCAGGAAATGGGTGGTATAAGGTTTGGACCTCTGTTTTAGCCCCTGTTTCAGGGTTGAGTGGGGTTAATATTAGTTTCATTCCTGCTGGATGGGAGGCTTCCCCTACTGGAGAAACTTCAGGTGGTATATATGCATATGGACAACAACTTGAGTTAGGTAGATGGCCCACATCCAGACAATTTAATAATCAAGGATATGAAGCTAATAATTGGGACCTTTCAGGTAGTGTACTAAATCGAGATCATAGTTCAGGAGCGGTCGAGGATAATGGAACAGTTAGAGTATTAAACGAACCCATACCCAATCCTAACTTACTTTTCTATACTGATGATCCTGGTGGGGCTCCTGGTTTAAGTTGGGTGGATCCTACAGATAAGAGTGGCGATTATTGGACACAAAATGGTACGACCTATGTTTGGAGTTTTTCTTCTATAAGTACCCAGACCGATCCTTTTGGTGGAACAAATGTTACAGAGCTTTCTTCAGTAGATGTAACACCGACTGCTTCTTTACCAATGATGGATACTATTCCCATCAGTGGAATAGCCTCCTTATCAGCAGGGAACACTTTAACTTGGAAAGAAGGTTATGATACTACCCTTAGCTGGTATGTAAAGAAACCTTCTTCTAATGCGGTTTCTTCGTTTGCTTTGCGCTTATATGACCGAGGAGGTCCTCCTCCTGGTGAGAATTCCTCCAATAAGATTGAATGGGAGTGGGCTGGAACTGTTCCTTCGCATAAGTCTTATGGACAAGATTTTCTAACTTATGGGCAAGAGGCTGTAGGTAGTGATTGGTATCGAATGCATATCACTGTTAGCGGATTCGGATTTGGTTCTCCTGATAATGGAGGAGAGACGGTAGAGGGAGATCCTATGCAGGTTTACATTATGATGGGTTCGGATAGCCCAACCCCAGGGGCAGAAAGAAGTGTTGCCACATCAAACAAAAGAATATGGCTCTCTTCTCCTCAAGTGGAACAGTGGCCTATTGGAACTAAAAATGGTCCTACAAAGTATAGGGCTGTAGCAGCAAATATTCCAACCTCCGTAGAAAATAATTTACTAACCTCCTCGTATGTTCCCACTAATTATCTTTCAAGTCCTCCCAATCCTGCTAGTACTAGAGTAGAGGATGGAAACACTGCTTTATTGGATACCTCTTCTTCTCTTAGTGGATTTAATATGGGACAAAACTTAAATGTTATTCCTTATAGAGAACAAGGTAGTCAACTTCCAAACTTCCTTAATTTATATCCAAACGATGCTGCTGGTTTATATTCTTCTTTTAATGTAAAGCATGGGCAGCAATTTTTAGATTGGAGGGCAGCTTTATATGGACCTACCATTTATAGTTTTAGTGCGATGGGTTCCATAGGTCCTCAAGCCTATTATCTTGGATGCTACCCAGAAGGCTCTAGTACAGGAGGATCTAATTGGGCTCTTGTGAGTTCTTTAGATAACTCTGCTGCTTACTTGCATGTTGATAACGGAACTGATCCCAACTTTGTCTCAGGAACCTACAACAGCATCATAAATGAAGCAAGTTCTATGGATGTGTCTGGGTTTGTTGGAAAGGTTTACGATGCTAAGAACAAAGTGGGTGTGGTATCTAATCCTAACTTGTTTGGTTATACTGTTGATACTGCGTTAGACCCACTAATTATCTTTAATTCTGATTTAACGGGTACAGTTTGGGCACCGTTTGCTGGTAATCATTTGGGGACATTTTCAAGTGTACTGTACACTAACCCTTTTGGTGGAGTTTCCTCTTTAATATTAAGCGCAAACGGAACCTCACCAACGGGTAGACAAGCCCTTTCCGTTGCCCCTGGTTATGCTAGGATTCCAGATTTTAGAGCAGATTCCGCTATCTGTTATAGTGTTTATGTAAAAGCACATGATAACCCCACTACATCAGCTACTTATTTTGAATTAGCTATTTATGACCAAGACGCTCCTCTTATATCATATTCAGAAGACTTTGAATTTATAGATGGTGTTCCTACAATTGATGGTACTCCTGCTGCCTCAAGTACTACTACAATTGAAGATGTAACCAATGGTTGGTATAGGTTGGGAATTACTGTGGAGGGACTTGCAAATACAGGAACTTCTGAAGGAGATAATATGGTGCCTATATTTTATATTGGAAATTCCAACAATGCCGCTGACTCAGATGTTTACAACAAAGAAATATATTGGTATGCCCCGCAATTAGAACAGCATCCCCTGTCTTATGGAATTACCCTACCCACCCAATACCAGCCTGTAATAGGGTATTCTCCAACAGTTGCAGAACAACAGGGAGAAGGAGGACTTCATGTATCAGGAGGTATAGATGCTACTAATTCAGGAACGGTTGAATATTCCATTACCGTAGGCTCAGGAGATGTGGGATATTCTAACCTGTATGGGGGTATATATAATATGGGGTTATGGACAATTGATATGGATGAAACACTTAAGGCAGGAAATACTCCCCCTTATTCGTTTGGACCCCTAAATAATCCTAGGAAATATAAACTGTTTTCTACGAAACATTTAACAAAGAACTTAGGCTTTATAGAAGATAACGGCACTAATGCAGGGGCGTTAAACTATACAGACCTAACTATTAAGTGGAGATTACACTTCCTATGAAAAATTTTACAGAAGAATTAGGGATTAACGGTCATCTGACCATCATTAAAAGATTTACTGATGGTCAGGAGGAAGTTGTATTTGATGATCACAACATTATTGTTTCGGGTATGGGTGTCGGTCTCACTTATATGTTTACTGGGTCAGGATCAAACTCAGTCCTTGATTATCAGATTGATAGATTCCAGGTAGGGGTATCTGGTCCTCCTACGGGTGGGGTTACGAGTGCTATCTATGAACTATCAGGGGCAGCCACTCTGGCCGAATACGGAGCAGGTAGTAACCTATTTATAGCAGTTAAAGACCAGATCACAAATACAACGATAACCTCTAATGCTGCTGCTCTTATTCCTGCTAATAAGATTACAAAAATTGCAGACGCTTCTGTTAGATATACGCTTGTTGTTGATGAGGAAGCTTGTAATAATATTACTAGAGATAGTAATGATGCTAATATCAATGAAGTAGGCTTATTAATGAAGAATCCAAAAGGGAGTGCCGCAGACCAACCTATCTTAGTAGCCTACAGAACCTTTAGTAATATACGAAAGACTAATGATTTTAGTCTCATTTTTAGATGGACCCTTAACTTCTAATGCCATTCAACAGAAATGATATTTATACCAGTAGTGGTAGTGTTATGCTATTCAACTCTTGGACTCCTTATGTATCCAAGTACGATACTAGCTCCTTTTACAACTGGGAGCAAGACAACTTACCTCTATATGATTTAGAGGAGCGCACCTACGAGAACTGGGAACAAGCTGGATTTGCTACTTCAGGGGTAACAGGGTTTGCTTTAACTGTTTCTGCTGATACCCCAGCCGCAACCTTACTTGCTAATAATAATATCTTTACGGATTTAAGTTCTTGTATTGCTGCTATTCCTAAAGTGGTTCGCTTCCCTGTTTTAATTGAAGTTGCAAATTTTGGAGATCTTGGAGACTTAGAGCTACATAATTTCCGAATTGAAGAGGGGGGTTCTATTGAGATTATTAATAGAAACTTTGGTAGAGTTTATAATGCATCTGGGGATTGTGAGGACACAGTACTTGCACCAACCTATAATGCCTCTCATGATCTCATGACTACTGTAAGCTCTTTGGATCTAAGCACTACTTACTTGGAGACTTGTTGTGTTCATATTAGCACTACTGTTTTGTCAGGGGCTGGTGATGCTAGAGTAAATAACCAAGGGTATTCATTCTTTTATCCAAAGCATATTTTAAGAAAAGCCCCTCTTACGGTCGCTTTCAAGTCTGCTGCTCCCTTTACGGGTACTTTAAATAAGTTCTCCTTTGCTCCTTATGAGAACATAAATAACACAGCCGATCTAACTAGAGGAACTATAGATGTTAGTGCAACTAATCAAGCCACTGATTTAACGATATATCGAGCAGGATTATCAGATCCTGAAAGACTATCTGTTGGTGGCAATACTTACTTTAACCGTTGCTCTAAGATCAGCATTAAGAACTGTGACGGCCCCATTTATATCAGAAACTTCTTTTCTGATGGAGAAAATACTCGCAAGTACGCTATTGAAGTGACAAACTCGGATGTTCTTCTGGAAAACTGCGCTGGAGTCAGGGCACAAGAAGCTGGATTTAAGTTCAATAACTCTAAAGTAACTCTTTCAAGATCCGCTGCTGCCTATAGAAACTATAACTTACTCACTACTACTACAAGACAAGCGGAGACTGGTTACGGATTCCACGCTGTTAATAGTGAAGTATTAGTAAGCTCCCTTCCAACTCCGCTTGACACAGCTTATGCTGGTGACACAGGAGGTTCGGGAGTTGATTGTAACATTATAGCTTCCAGAAACTATGCAGGGTTTGTTCTTGATAACTCTAAGCTAACGGGAGGGGTTCAGAGAGCGGTAGCTATACAGCCTTTGGACGGTAGCATCATTGGTTCGGAACTAAACACAGGCTATGGATTCCTTTTAAATAATTCAGAAATGGATATCAAAGGTCTTCTTGATGTATATGGAGATGATGTAGGTATTCAAGCTGACGGATCTAAAGTAACCTTCCAAAACTTGTGCATTGATGCTCATAGTAACGAGGCTATTAGGTGTAGAAACTCTGCTTTCCTTTTCGATTCCCCAGCCTCCCCGCTGGAGGCGGGACAGGATGATCGTAAACAATTAGATATGTCTGCTAATAGTCAGCACATTGACCTGATGAAGAATAGCTCCTTTGGTTTTGTAAGAAAAAATAATATTCCTACTACATATGGGAACACCAAGTTCAAAGTTTCTCATGGTGTTATTAAGTGGGATGGAGCTAACTACAGTCCCCTTCCCGCTTTATCTGTAAATGATGGATCTAATCTAGATTTACTTCATGCTTTTGTTGATGTAAATGGTGCAAGTGAAAACATAGCTGATGTTCCTTCTTATGGAAGAGCTATCAAGGCTACTGATAATTCTAAAGTAAGCTGCTTCGGTAGTGGATCAGGATGTACTTTTGTTTGGGGTCCAGCAGGATTTACTTATCAAGAAAAGATGGCAGGAATTTATGCTGATAAGGCTTCAGAAATTAACTTACATGGACCTACGGCCATTGGTCAGTTTGGTGTGGATGTTCTAGTAGAGAATAACTCTACACTTAACATAGAACCAGCAAGATCTAGAGATGCTTTTGGTTTAGAAGTAAGCGGGTTTGATTTAAGTTCTCAAGCAAACCATACTTCTGTTGAACTTCATTCTACTAGAGCTTGCTTGGTAGCTAATAAAAACTCTACGATCAATATGGCAGACTTAGGTGCTTTCCCAGCTAACTGGGGCAGGACCGCCGCAGGGACTGTATTGCTTGATGCTGGTTTTGATTATCCCATTAATACTTTTAATACTAGTGCTTATACTGGTTCTGGTTCTCTTCAATTCTACCCCAACCCTCAGGACACAACTTCTATAGGGGATCTCAACCTTGATGATTTGGTTACAGGAGTGCCTTTCACTGTTCCCAACTTTCCAGTGTTTACTACTCTAAACTACATTAATAGATTCTTTGCTACTGAGAATGTTATTAATACTCCATTGGTTCCCGCTAATATTGAAAATCTCACACAGGGAGGGATGTGCTTACGAGCTACACAAGATAGCGTTGTTAATGTTAAAAATGTTCATTTCCCTGTAGGAACTAACAATGGTCCTATGGATGGGCTTTATTATACTACTAGTGGAAATGCTTGCAGTAAGTTAATGATTTGGAATATAGCTGATAGTTCTAGACTAAACGCTTCCTTCCTTTCTGTTAGTGGTATGTGGCCTGGAAGTACCGATTATCATGGGCCTAGTTCAATTTATGCGTCTTCTAGGGATGGGGTCCTTGCTGGAAATGCTAA